GTACAAGGTAGATAGTCAACCGATAAGCCAGTTTAAGAGCAAGTTTGGCAAGGCGCTTACTGGCCGGGAAGACTTTGACTTTAGTAAGTTCTCAACCTTTGCTTCAGACCTTCCTGCACAAATCTTCAAAACACGCGATACGGTTGATGAAGCCATCGCACTTGCTGGTGGCAACACGCAGCAAATAGAGCAACTTGCTAGACAGTTTGTTGCCGATCAAATCCAGCAAAAGAGCGGCAAACAGATTGCAGACTTTGCGTTTGCTAACCGTAGTTGGTTAGAGAGGTTCCCGCAGTTACGCCAGGATATTGATACGTTTGCAAACAGCCTTGGCACCGCAGAATCTGTTGCAGGACGTAGGCAAAAACTAGCAACTGCATTGCGTACAGAAATGGGTGGATTGCCTGCAACGGCTCAAACAAAGGCGGCTGGTGTTCAGACAAAAGCTGCTACCGAAGCAGGTAGGATTGAAAAAGCGGGCGAGAAAGAGGCGACTCAAGCAATCGCTGGCGCAGAAAAATTAGCGGCAGGCAGATTGCAAG